TGAACTTCACGGCCGCGTTGCTGCCCTGGTAGTACAGATTGCCGTCTGACTGGAGCCAGCCATCGGCCTGATTGATGAGGAACATCGCCACATCGCCAGCTGCGAGGCTGTAGGCCGTGATGTCGCCGGTGCGGTTGCGGGAGTCCGCCACGCTGCTGATCGTGATGGTATAGGGCGAGGCCCCGCTGTTCTGCGCGACGAGTAGAATCGTCCCGGAGAGCGGGGTCTGATTGAAATTCACCGTATCGGCCGCCGTGAGCGTCATGTCGAGCGAATCGGCCGCCGGTTGGAGTGTGGGATAGGGGCCTTTCGGCACTTGCACGGCGATGGTTGTACGGGCCATGGAATCCTCCTTCTAGTCGTGTCACAAATCAGGCACCCCCGCTCATCGGGGACGCCTCACACTTAGCTAAATGTTGGTGCCCCGGTGCAGCGGATGCTGATCTTCTGCGTGATGGCGTCATCGACCGGAAACTCGAACGGCATCGACTTCACATAGCCTGAGAAGCTGATCGTCTGAATCGCGCCCGGCAAAACGATCTGCCAGTTGCGCTTGGTCCGGTTGATGAAATCCGTGCGGAGCCCGATATGCGTGACATCGCTCGGCACATAGTTCGTTTCGAATTCGACGCTCCCGGCATCGATCAAGGTCAAGATGAATTCCTTGTAGGCCCCTGATGCCGCTGAGCTGTGCGTGGTGACTTCGGCTTCATCTGTTTCCATCGATGGTCCGCTGATCGAGCGGACTTCCCCCACGGTGCTGAAGGTCTCCGGTGAGCCTCCGTCCCCGCGTTTTAAGAGCGTGCCATATCCAGAAATTGCTGCGGTTGCCATAGCCGTCCTCCTCGTTCGTTAAAATGCTAGCGCCCGGCGTTGATGTCGACAGGTCCATCGCTGGACGGCCTGCGCCACCCCTTTCACGGCGGTGGTATTGTCGTCAGTGGTCAGTTCCGTCAGCTGGAGATGCGAGACTTCATGCTTGAGCCGCTCGCGCACCAGCACCATCGCCTCGTACACATCCTCGATGGCCGCGTCTAGCTTGGCGCGTAAGTCGGTCGTGTCGCGCACATAGAGCACCAGCACTACCGACAAAAGGCTTTCGAGCTTCTCGACGGTTTGCCCGGTCAGAGTTTCATCCGTGACGACGACGCAATAGGTGATGTCGCGTTTGATTTCATCTGCGCTCAAGAAATTGGTCGACAGATCGAACGCCTTCACGCGAGCCTGCTCGGCCCCCTTCAGCGCCCCCAGCCCGGACAACACCGCATCCCGGACCGTCGTGCGTGTGCTGGTCAGTGGCGTGCTCACTTGCCCACCTCTGCCAACACTTGATCAAACTCCTCACGCGCCACCGCCTCCATCGCCCGCTGTCCCGGTCCAACGACCGGCCGTGGCCGGAGATGCCCGCGCCCATGCGCGAGTGTCGCGCCGCCTTCAAAGATGTTCAGCAGTCGCGGCAGCGGCGTCACTTGTCCTTTGATCTCAGCGGCGCGCACCGTCACTTTCGTCTGCATCTTCCTGGCTTGCCGACGCAGAAAGCCTGTGCGCACACCGAACTCACTGGCAATCTGCTGCCTGGCCTCTTTCCGCCCGACGTTCAGCACCCGGCGCATGGCCTTGCGGATCTTCTGCACGGCGGCTTTCCCCGCCTTCGCATAGTTCAGCAGCCCGACGCCATAGGTCCGCATCCGGATCGCCATCAGGCCACCCCCGTACGCAGACTGTACTTATTGATGATCGGCGCGAGATTGATCCCGCCCCAATCCAGATTGACGTACTGCACATTCCCATCAGCAACCGATCGAGACCGGACGCCAACGAGATTATTAGCCCCCTTCTCCCGGCAGGCCCACACCAGCTCGATCGCCGCCTGCTCCAAATCCGTCGGGATCGTGGCATAGCCGCCGACGTAGGTGATCTTGATATTACGGAGCCCCTGTTGAAACGTGAGGCCGTCCAGCACGATCAATCCCGCATCGGCATCGGCCACCACATAGGATGACTCGGCCAGTAACGTACTGGCCCCATAGACCCGCAAGGGATCGTCATAAAGACTCGTGACGCTAACGATAGGCGGCCGCGCCACCAGCAGCTGTGAGCGCCAGCGAGGGGCCGAATGCTCGACAGTCGAGAGACTGCCGGATCCGGCCCCGTGGTAATACTCCGTCACAGTCGTCTGCTCGAAGGTGCGCCCGCACTGCTGCTCCAGGAACGCCTGCACAGCCGGAATCAGCCGCTCCAGCTCGGCATCGTGCTCCTGGTTGTCGCCTTCGATATTCCGGAAGGCTTTGCAGTTAGGGACCGTCGTGAGCGCCATGCGATTCGTCCTCGTCGCCCGTTAATCCAACAAGGCTGACGGCGGGGTCGCCTGCTGATACCGAGCGCTGCCCAGGATATAGGCGACGCCGTAGAAATCGGCATTTGCCCCCGGCGAGGCCACAGCGATCGACACGCTGGTGAATCCGCCCGCCAAGTCCAGCATGCGGTCATCGATATGGATGACGTACATCTTGTTCGCGGTGTCGAGGTTGAAGGTGTTACTGGTCGCCGCCTTCTTCGCCAGCGTGCCGCTGGTGGTGAGGTCGTCCCAGTAATCCGTGAACGCCAGGGCCTTGTTGCTCGTCCCCGCCACGGCGGTCGCTTGTTCGACGGTGACAGCGGCCGTACCGGCTGCCCACGCGCCCGTGATGATGACGATGGTCAGCTGGTCATAGTTTTTCAACGAGACCCACTTTTTGGTGGCCGCCGCTCCGCTATAACTCTTCGGCTCGCAGGCCCAGATCAATTTCTGCCGTTCGACGATATGGTTGTACATGAGTCAGTTCCCCCTTTCGGCCATTCCGGCCAGGCGTTAGCGTGTCTCGGTGCAGACGTATGGGCTCAAGGTGTTGCTGCCCTTGAACGGAGTGAGCGGCGCATGCCAGATCGGCTGCCCATCGTTCCGCATGGTGAAGCGGAATGTCTGCTCATCGTTCAGGAATCGCACGTGCATGCTGCTCGCCGCTTGCACGCCGCCCTTGTCAATCACGATGTACTGGCTCGGATCCATCAACACCACATCGCCCTTGGTGCCGAGGGTCTGGCAGTATTCCACCGGAATGACCGGCCGGCCGAACAAGGTGGCGTAAGGTTGCCCGGCGATGCTGCCCGCCGCGAGATAGACCGGCATGCCGCCGACGTTTTCCGTCCCGGCAACGTTCTTGATCTTCACGTTCATCTGATAGAGCTGCGGCTCGACGTCCTGGTTGATGTACCAGACGGCATTCGCCCGGGAGCGTGCCCACATGCGCGACCACATTTTCATGGCGTTTTCCGCGACGAAGGTGGTCGAAGCCTGGCTGCCTTCCTTGGTGATGGTCACGAGCGCGTTGCTGGCCATCACGCCGAGCATTTGCCCGACGCCGGTGCCGCTCATGATTTCGTTCTCGATCGTGAAATTGAATTCTTCGCTAAAGGCCTGCGTCATGACGGCTTCGAGCGCGGTGCTGTCTTGCAACAGCTCATCCGTCGCGTAGCAGAGCCCGGTCAGCTTCTTGAGGGCCAACTCCATGGCGCGGAATTTCGGCTTCTTCGAGGTAAAGGCATCGGCCTCGTTGGTCCGATAGACCTGCACGCCGCCCCAGCGTGAGCCGGTGGCGCGGCTGGTTTCGTCGACACCGAGCATCTTCAATCCGTTGCTGTTCGCCCCGATGGGGATCCGGCGCACCCGGCTCAGAATCGCGCCCATTTCATAGGAGCGATTGAAGATCTCGGCCGCGAAGTCCTGCTGGACCAAAAACCCGCCGTCGGACGGCACCAGCTCGGACATACCTGAGGCGGCACGCGCTTCAGATCCGGTCACGGCGAGGCGTGAATCCACTCCGCGTCCCATCCCGGCCCGGACGATGGCTTCGAGCTGCTCGCCAAAGCTACGGAACTCTTTCACCGGATTGATGGCGCGGCCTTCCTGGTAGGAGCCGTCGGCCTTGCGCACGACACAGCGCACGTCGTCCTGCGTGACCGACCGGGCCGCCGGCCGTTCGTCGTCCTCTGGGGACGGACGGCTCACGATCCGCTGCGGACGCGCCAGCGCCGCTTCGCGCTGCTCCATGCGTTCCTTCACTTCGAGCATCGATTGCCGCGCATCCATGCGCTGCTCGATCTTGTTGATCTCCCCCAGCTCATCGGCTGAGAGATTCCGGTTTTCGAGATCGGCCCGGTCCACGATATTGCGAACCTTGCCGTGATCCTCGTTCTGCTCCCGTTTTAAGGCGGCCAATTCAAGACTCATGTGCGTGCTCCCTCCGTTTAGACTGTGGCGTACTTCATAAATCGCTGGCGAATGTCTCTGAATGCGCGTTGCCGCTCGTCGGAGTGGGATTGGCCCGGCTCCGTCTGTGCGTCTGACGACTCGTCACCGGAGTGGGATTGGCCCGGCTCCAGCACGCTGGTCCGCACATTGTCCAGCGCCAAGGCAATCGCCTCGCGCTCTTCCGTCCCAATGCTCCCCTGCTGCATCTTCCACAACACGGCATCCATGAGGGCCCGGACATGCACCTCGGTCTGGGGATAGGCGGGAAACGTCACGGGGCTCACATCAAACAACTGCACCGACAGCAGTTCGCGCACCGGCAAACCGTCCTGCCCCGCCGGCAGCCAGTTGTCCTTGACGACGCGAAACCCGAAGGACATCTGCGTCACATCGCCGCGCTTGATGCTCTCCATGAGATCCCGCGCCCATTGCGTGTCGGGCGGGAAAATCCGCGTTGAGAGTCCCTTGTCATCTTCCTGCACCTGGAGCGTCCGTGCGGATTTCCGGCCCAGGACATAGTTCGGATCGTGATTCCAGAGGGCGCGAATGTCGGCCTCCTTGATCGTCTTGCGGAAGGCTCCCTTACGGATGACCTCACGAAAGCCCATCAAGGGCTGACTCAGCGAGTCGAACACGGCGGCATAGCCCCGAATGGCCTGCTGCTGGCCCTCGCCATCAAGCCGCAACTCGGCCATGTCCAGCATCCGGCGCTCGATTTTCGTTCCGAGGTTCATGTGGGGATCTCCTGCAGGGTTGACGAAGAATCTGCGACCTGAGACGGCTGCTCCTGTCCGACCACGCCGATATTCATCGGCTGCCAGTAGTCCTGGCCTTGGCCGCCCGGCAACGGATTCATGTCTTCCAGTTCGCGAATGTCATCGGCATTGAGCCAGCCGTTCTGTTTCGCGACCTGGTAGGCCTCGTAGCGCGTCTTAATATCGCCGCGCAGCAGCCCATCGACGTTGAACTTGATAAAATGCGTGACGCGATCCTGCGCCGACAGGAGTTCGATCTTGAGACGCTGCTCGAACCGGACCAGCCAAGGCCGCAAGCTGTAGACGACGAATTCAATCCCCTGCTGCTCGATATTGCTGAACGTCGCCCGCTCCAGATCCCGCAAGAAATGCGGCGGCAGATTGAACAGCCGGGCGATCTCCGTGACGCTGAACTTGCGCGACTCCAAAAACTGCGCATCGTCGGGATTGATCCCGATCTGCTGCCACTTCATGCCCTCTTCGAGAATCATCATGCGGTGCGCGTTCGTGAGCCCTTGATGCTCCTGCTCGATTGAGGTACGCAGCCGCTTATAGGCGGGATCCGAGAGCTTGCCGGGATGCTCGAGCACGCCGCCAGGACGGGTATCGTTGCGAAAGAGCCGGGCCCCGTAGTCCTGCGCCGCAATGGCGAGGCCGACGGCGTTCCGCGCCAGGGCAATCGGCGAGAATCCGGTGATGCCGTTCGACCCCATCCCGCGCAGATGGAGAATCCGATCTGGTCCCAGTCGGACTTCGCCCCCGCCCGGAATGCTGATGCGATAGGAGAGCGGCGCGTTCGTATTCTGCCGCTCGACGCGCACCCGATCCGGATGGATCGGCCAGAGCGCGATGAGACGGCCCGCTTGGTCGTATTGCTTTTCTGAAAAATGATTCCCGCGCAACAGCAGATGGCACATGGCCGTCTCGCGCCATTCCATTGCGGTCTGCTCGGGGTTTGGTTGTTCGTGAATGAGCGAATAGAGCGGATGCGTCAGGGCTTTTTCCTTGCCCTGCTCCGTCTCGCGCATGACATGGCCGGGCAAACTCCCGACGGTTTCGCTTAAAATGCGGACAGCCGCATAGACGGCCACGCAGGAGAGTGCGGTTTGATCATTGACGTCCACGCCGCTCGCCGTGGGATAGCCGCCGACAGCCCGATCCATGACCTGATCCAGATCTTGAACGGTCATCCGTTTCTGCGGAGCCAAAAAGCGCTGGAGGAATCCCATCAGCGTCGTCCTCGCATCGCCACAATGCCCAAACTGAGCAGCCCCAGACCAAACACGATGAGCGCGTCAGCAATGTCGTATTTCAGCGCCACCCCCAGCACTACGCAGCCAAACCCGACGGCTATGACACCATCTAGGGCATCCAGACTGCGCCACATCGTCGGAAGAGCCATTGCGCGTCGCTCCAGAAAGACTGTTCAAGGGTGACGCAAGAGGAAGTAGCAGGATCGAGAATGGAGGAATAGGTATGTTTGTCGTGAGGTGTCGCGGGATGTCGTCTTTGTCGCACTAAATTACAGGTAGCGTTTCAATTCTTCTGTTTTTACCCGACGCTGCCCGCCGGGCATGAATGACGGAGTAAGTTTTCCTGAATCGAGATAGCGCTGCACCGTGCGCGGCGTGACTTCTAACAGGTGCGCCGCTTCTTCAATGCGCAGTTTGTTCTTCCGTAGCAGTTCGTTCGCATTAGGCATCGGTTCGCTCTCCCGTGTCCGGCGTGTCGTCATTCGATGGCCCCCCTAGTGTGCGCAGCCCTCGGGATTCATACACCGAGGCAGTCGTGGTGTGTCGCATGGCCCGATCGAGCGCGAGCAGAATGCCGATGATGCCATCGATCTTCCCCTGGCTACTCGCTTTGTCGGGCTTCAAATTGCCAGCCGGATCTTCGCGCACGGCGACGTTGTTAGCCATCCACTTCAGCACCGGATGGCCGCCGTGATGCAGATGTTTTTCGAGTAAACGGCGCTCGAACTCTTTGCAGGGCCCCGCCATGCTCATGTAGCCCATCCCGCAGGCCGCCACCGTCAGGCCCTCATCGGCCAACTGCATCGACAGCTGATAGCCCTGAAAGAGCCGGTCAACGGCGACTTCTTCCAGCTGAAACGTCTGCGCATCGGCCAGGATCTGCGCCTTGATCGTGTCGTAGTCGATCGCATTCCCCGGCGTGGTCAGTAACCAGCCATCGCGAGCCCAGGCCTGATACTGATCCCGGTATCGGTTGCGGCCCTCGTCATCCTCATGCAGCCGCGCCTCCGGGCACCAGAGCCGAGGCAAGATGGTCAATCGGTCCTGCACCACCGGATCCGGGAACACCAGCACCCATGCCGTGAGGTCTGACACGCTCGACAGGTCGAGCCCGCCATAGCACTGACGGCCACGCAGGGCCGCTTCATCGATCGGCGGGCCCGCGTTGGCGTCCCAGAGCAGCATGTCGATCCACCGACTCACTTGCTGCGTCCAGCGGTTCAAATCGAGCCGAAGAAAGCTATTGAGCTTCGCGGGCATGTTCTTGGACTTCCGCGCCTGATCGCGCATATAGTCCAGCTTCTTGCTCACCCCCAGGTTCGGGTTCGCCTTGTACCAGTTCCGCTCTTCTTGCCAGTCATCCTTCTCATCCATCGCCGCGACGAAACAGAAATAGGTATCGTCAGCAATGATCTTCGTGAGCACCTGCTCGCTATAGACATGCTGCTCCCAGCAGACGCTGGCTTCCGACTGATCGGTCCCGGCCGTGGTGATGGCGAACAGCAACGGCTGGCGCCGGGCACTGGTGCCGGTCTCCATCAGATCAAACACGCCCCGCGTCTTGTGCGCATGCAGCTCATCGACGATCGCGCCATGCACGTTCAATCCGTCGAGCGTATCCTCATCCGCT